GCGTTGCCGTCAGGACCCAAGTCTGCGTCGGTGGCTTGGTACCCAACGACTCAGCCTTCCGACTGAACATCGTGCCTGCGGCCACGGCGTTGAAGTAGCCCCACTCTTCCCATGCGAAGTTTGCTTCACCGAGTCCGAAGATCGCTCTGGCCGTGATCACGTTCGTTGCACGTGACGGGAAGGTCGCTTCCATAGGCCGGCGAAACGTCGAACCACCTTGTAGGTCTGTGTCCGTTGGATCGAAGGCGTCAGAGGCGTTGCCGACTCCGAGATGAGCGTTCGCCGCGTTGAACTCCGTAACAGCTTCGCCATTGAGGTCAGTTGCAATGTGGTTTCGTCCTGCGTTAGTCAGAGGCATTGTCTACCCCTAAGACCTGTGTGTTCACTGCGAGTGAAGAGTCCATAGGTGGTGGGTTGAGGATACGTTCGACGACTTTGCCGTCCTTGATCTTTACGACCTCAATCGGCTTGTCGCCTTCCTTGATCTCACCTTCATACTTCTCCAGCACCACCTCCTCGGTGATATCGAGGCCAACATCTTCCTTGTGATCAGTCACCCTCCACCTCCTTTACGTGTGCTCGAGCCGCATCATTGCACGGCATGAGACGGCTGCCGGAGCATTGCATCGAATGACGAACCCCTCGGCCACTGCGCAGTCTGGAGTCTGGCCGAGAGAAAAGTCGTAGCTGAAGAGTCCCTTGTTTGGGTCGAGTGCGAACGGGAACAGAACTGTGACCACTGTTGGCTCTGTTGTCCAGCTCTTCCCACCTGTGAAGTCTGCGGCGATAACACGTCCGTACAGTTGTGGCTCAAGCGTCGCTGTTGAAGCGGTACCCGGTGAGTTAGTTGCGAATGTGCAATAGCAGACCTCTACAAGGACGGGCTCAGCAGACGCTGTGACACCGTCGAAGTCAATCTCGAATGCTTGAAGGTCAAGGCCAACGCTTGCTCCTGCCTTTGCACCGAGGACCGTCTTCGCGACGCCAGCGGAGAGTGAGACTTCGCCCTCAGTGTTGATCGCGTAACCACTCTTGGCCATGTCCCTCCCTCCTACGCTGCCCTAAAGAGCCCAGCCACATTGATCTGTGCAGTAAGGTCAGTTCCGTCAGTGGTGACAACGAAGTCATGGTAGGTCCAAGGAACGATGTTCGAGTCAGTACCTGCAGTAGTATCATCGTCGTAGCAGACAAGAAGCTTGCCAAGCGTGTTGTTCGTGCCACCGCCTGCGCTTGTCCAGATCTGGTCAGGGACGTCAAGGTCTCGACGGTTGTTCGTGTCATCAGGTGCAGGTAAGGCAGCAAGCTCAACGTCTGTGAGTGTCTTCCTGACATAGTTCGTAAAGTCAGCTTGGTCGTTTGCTGCTGCTAGGAGTGCTGACAGGTCATCGTAGTTGTTGAGTACATCATCCGCCTCAAGGCCTGTCGACTTGAGCAGGACGACGATGAAGGCGGAGTTCGCGTGGTGGTTTGACTTGATGATACTATACCATTCAACACCGCGACCTTTGGCGATGTTGAAGACGCCGTCAGCCACTCTTCACCTCCCTCCTACCCGAGTTCGTCTCTTCGGCCAGGCCTACCCTGACGACCTTCTCGTGAGTCCCGTCTGCGTACTCGATGACGTAGGTGTTCGGACCGTCCTTCGGGTCGTCTGACTTACGTATGATGCCGTCCTTCTCCTCCACCTGCATCACTCCTTTGGCCCACCCGTGAGGCTACCCTGACGAGAACCGTCAGCGTTCTGACTTCTCTGAACCTCTCCGTTTGGACTCGGGGCGGGCTCTTCCGCTTCCTCTGCCTTCTGCATCGCAATGTCGCGCTTGGTTCGCTGGTCGACATCACGTTCCGTTACATCGTCGCCACCAAGCGGGAGGTCCATCTGATCACGAGTCCACTGCTCGAGGTCCGGAGTAGGTGTGAGGATCCCAGGTTCAACAAGGTTCCTCATTGCGACGCTGAAGGCCCTCCAGTCAGCTGTCTCACCAACACGTCGAACCCGAAGCTCAGGGAAGTTGGTAACCTTCGATCCGTAGTTGTACCGGATGAGGTCTGGGATCGCATCCTGGTTGATGTTCATCCGCACGATGTCTGAGACATAGCGCAGGGCCTTCATGAAGATCTCCATCTGCGAACTACCAAGCGCCCGAGACCCTGAGGTGGTACTCCCGAGGTTCATGAACTGCCCTAGGACGTTACGGGCAATCATGAGGTCGTGGTGCTCTGCGGACTTGAGGACGTCCACGACTCCGGTGTTCATCGCGATGAACTCGACATCCCAACCAGGAGGTAGTGTAACGTACGCCTTCTCGTTCGTTCTCAGGTTCCGTCCGAGTTCATTGGCGAATGTTTTGTCCTCGTTCGTGAAGCCTGGAGGCAACTTGATCTTTGGGATACCGATGCCGTGTCGTTCTTTCTGGATTGCATCGACCTTGTACAGGTTCTCCTTGTAGTACCAGTGCTTGTAGGCACTACGAAGGATCGAGGTACCCTGTGGGTCCCCTCCCTCACGGTCGAGGGTGAAAATCAGTAGTTTCTGAACTGGGATGTCAACCTGTGAAGAGAAGTTCGTTTTGCCATCGACGCGGTTGAAGACGATGTGGTTCACAGTACCGTTGCCATTGAACTCGAAGCGATCGACGTGTACTGGATGCCTCGGAGCGAAAGCCTCCCATCGGACTACTTCCTTCTCACGTGGACGCTGCTTCTGCGCATTCTTCCACGTGTCCATCGTGAAGACCTTCTCGAATGCATAATACCCGTAGTCAAGCATGAGAAGGCTTTCCCAAAGGAACTCGATGAAGGGCTGCCGCATATGGTTCAAAGCCCACCAAGCGAAGTCTGCGATCTCGGTGTCCAGATCAGATGAAGACGCGGGCTGCATGTACCACTGCGCACTGATGATTGGTGTCTTCACCAGGCGCAGCGTAGCACGGATCTGCGCATCAGACCTACGCATTTGGTCATAGGTCTTGATGCCGCGGATGCCTCGAAGCTCGGGGTTGTACTCGATGATGCCAAAGCTACCGTATGAGGTCATACCGGTAGCTCCGAGCTCCCTCAGAGTGGGCTTCTCCTCCGCAAGCTCAACAGGGTCCCTAGCATCCTCCTCGGTCATAATGGCAGGAGCCTCGGTACCCATGAGTCTATCAAACCAACCCATACATCACCACCTCGGGATATCGTCTAGGCGGAATGAAGAATCGTCAGCCCTCGAGAAGACACTCTCACCACGACTGAAAATGCCTACTGGATCAGGCTCACGGTCCATAGGGTCAGTCGGGTCCGTGTTGAAGTTGCTCGTCTCCATTACATCTGCGAGGTGGTAGCGGGCGCCCAGTTCGAACAGGTGCATGATGCCATAGCGAATAGCATCCATGCAGTGGTCGTTCTTCTTCTTGGGCTCTTCCTTCTTGTTCTCGTCAGCTGTCCTGGAGAGTTGCTTGGTCCGATAGTTCTGGAACTCGAAGATGGTGTTCTCGCAAGCCCGGTTGACATAGAGGTGCGTCTTCTGCTCACCTAGATCGTTCAGCTGCACTGCGAGGAAGTCCTTCACCTTCTTGATCCCAGTCAGCCAATCCTTCTTGGCTTCCGGGTCACTGTAGGTAGGAGCAACTAGTCGACTCATTGTCGCAGTGGCCTTCGGATCAGCTGAGTCACCGAACCCGCAGACGATCGAGTACCCCTCAGGTTGCGGGCGTGCGTTCATGATCTCCGCATGGTCGCTGTCGATCTTCCCCGAGTCGTAGTACTCCCTCCAGATGTAGACCTCGTCCGAAGGTGAGATCTGTGCGTCTAGAGCCACAAACGGATTTTCGAACCCGTAGTCGAAGAACAGGTAGTTCGGCCAGTCAGGGTTATACTGGTACTTATCGACGATGTGGACCTCATCAGCCCACTCGGTGTAAATCTGCCCGACGAATGACCTGAAACTAGCTCCGATCTCCTGCCAGAAGAAAGGATCGTCCGGTGTTCGTAGCTGTCTCTGGATCTCAGGGTCATCAAAACCCTCCGGGTACACGTACGGATTCTCCCAAGCTGGGAAGTTCCAAGACTCCCAGTCCGGGTAAGCAGGATCCTGTCCCCACTTGTAGATGTCGTAATACCAGTTGAAGCCCTCAGGCGTGCTTGGGAAGATCGCCCAGCCATGTTGGTCAGCGAGCGCAGGCGTAATGTACTTGTCCCAGACCGTAGGCGACTGTTTTGCTGCCTCGGAAACAATAACACCAGCCAACCCCTCACCGACCAGGGTATCCGGGTGTTGCGCACTCTTGACATCTACCCGAGTACCCCATGGCATCTCGATGTACATGTCACCAGTGCGAACGTTGTACGCCTTCCTCTTGATGTTGTGCCCCATCTTGAGGTTGATGACTATGTCTTCCCAAAGGTACCGGAACTCCTTCTCTCCCAGTTCATAGGTCGGCCCGACGATCCAGTACCGATTTCCCCGTTTGGACAAATCGAGCATGTCTGGGAGCAACTCGGCTGCAGCCATCCGACTCTTACCGAATCGCCGGCCGCACACAGGTACCTTGAACCTCGCCCGACTAGCGTGAAATAGCGCCTGCTTCACGTGGGGCAGGTATTTGATCTTCTCCCACAGGGCTTGGGGATCAATCACGAGGCCGCTCCCTTCGACTTATAAGTCGAAGGCGCTTCAAGGCTTCGTAGTGCCTCTGCTTACGGTCCTCAGCACGTGCGCGCTTCTTAGCCCGCTCGACCGCGCTGTCTCTATCCTTGTTACTCATGAGCCCACCGGTGTCCTGTCATCGTCCCACAAGAACTGTCCAATGCCGTCGATGCGGAGTGGAAAGTGGGTCTTGCAACCTGCGCAGTACGTTCCGCCGTAGAACTTAGGGTTCCGAGCGTACGTTTCAGCAATGGCTAGCCCCATTGTTGTAGCAGTACCACACTTGACGTGGATGTAGGTCTTCCGAACAGGCCTCACGAACCCCTTCGAGCGCTCCTCTTCAGACAGCACGAGGTAGCACTTCTGCATCCCACTCTCCTCGATGACTACGAGGCATGGGTCGTTGGGATCAGTGGTAAGCCCCACCTACACTCCCTTCATTGCGCACGCTCAGCCCTTGCAGCCTGGTAGGCTGACCAGTGACCTACGACGTTAGCGTACAAGCTCATGAACGCTACCCAGAGGATCGATGTACGCCACCAGAGAAGTGTAGGTATCAACAGTGTGGCCCACACTATCGTGAGGACTAGGTGCAGCTCTGGACTGTTGTACCACTGTGGCGCAGACTTCCTGTGGCTCATGTTACTCCCCGACGTACTGCTTGGCGAAAAAGACGAAGAGCTGGGCTGCGACAAACATCACGGTGACTAACAACACCACCGCTACAACTAGTAGGAACACTACCATTGCTATCCGCCCAACCAGGTACCCTATCAGTCGGGTCACGTCTCGTCGATCGGGCTTGGGTCTGTGCATCGCGAGGCGTGTGACCGATCACTCGGCCTTGTCTTTCTGAATGTCGCCGAGCAGTTCTTTCCACGGATCGCTGAGCCCACTCTGGCCCACGGGCTTGCCAAGGTTCCACTCCAGAACGTAGCGCGCGCTTTCCAGGCGGACACGTTCGGTGGTACCGTTCTCGGCCAGGTGGATGAGCTGCTGAGCAGCGGAAACAAGTCCATCTTTCAGGATCTGCTTGGCCGCTTCCTCAGGCGACTCGGAAGGCTTGTACCCATGTAGGGCTTCGTACACTTCGTCGTCAGTTGGGATGTTGCTGCTCTCTGCGAACTTGGGGTAGTCGTTGACGGGTGAGTTTGTGTCCGGTTCGCTTGCTGACTCCTGTTCCTCGGCGCTCGGCACTTCCTCACCTCCTTGTCAGCGTCTCGCTGATCTTTCCTACCTAGTATAGCTGGATTACTCCTTGCAAGGCACGCTATGTCTCATGGGTGTCTCGGACTTTTCGGGTACCCGGGTAGGCAATCGATAGGGGCAGAACCGTTTGGCTGGGGGTACCATTGAACCGCGCCGTGGCTAAAACGGGTTGTGCTTCTCGATTTGATGTAATATGGAGTTGTTGGAAAAAGAAACAAACGGAAGGAGGTGGATACCATGAAGACGATCAGCATCTACCGTCTTGCCAAGACGGCAGGAGTGCAGCCGCAGTCACTGTACACACAGGCCAAGCTCGGCAACCTGAAGGCGAGCAAGACCACGTGTGACCACTGTGGGCACACAGCGTGGACGGTCACGGAGGCCGTCGCACAGGAGTACCTGACCAAGCGTCAGGAGCGCC